GCAAAAAGCATAACTGTAAAAATAAACGAGGAAATAGTAACATATCAAATTCCTCAATTGAATCCAGAAAAATGGTATGGATTGGTTATTAACCATCTAAACGAATACTCTCAAGTTGCAGTTTATATTTGGGAAATGAAATACAATCCTAATCAACCTCAACAAAGTAAAACAACCGATCTTCTGAAGTTATTAGTGGAGGAACATTTCAGCTTAATGCAGGAACTTTCGGTATAACCAATGTTCGTGTTATGTCTGAACTTATAGAAGAGGAAAAACAAGCACTTTTCTTAAATCAATTTGTTGTAAGAGAATCAAGATATGGTCTAATTATAGACAACGCGATTCCTCCACTTAGAATGATTAAGGAATATGTACGATAGTTTTGCATATAATAAAAGAAACTTCGATGGAAGAAAATAACGAACAAAATCCAATCAGAAGGAGTATCGATGACCTTTTGAATGATTCTAATTTACCCACTGCACAAACAGGTGGAGGTCTACCGGCATTTAATGACCATGAACCAATGGACTATGATGCAACTAAAATTCAGGCCACCGACGGTGCCAAGAAGCTGATGAATTCCCTTCTAAAATTTTATCTTTCACAAGAACTTATTCAAAAAAATGAATATGTTCAATTGAAGGCTAAAATCGATGTAATGACTTTAGCAAATTTGATCAATCAAATGCAAATAGCTGAACATGCAATTACAACATTAATGAGAACCATAGATTCAGGAGAATTTACTCCTCGGATGTTTGAAGTTCTTGGCGGCTTACAAAAAACCATGTTGGATATTATGAAGCATCAAACTCTTCATATGATGGCAGCCGAGGAGAATATGAAAAAACTTAAAAGGGATATCGATATTTACTCTGATACAAAACCTATTGACGTAACAGAAGTTAAATCTGGTATTGTTAATAGAGGGACTCGTAATCTAATGAAAGAAATACAAGCAGAATTAGGTAACGAGGAAGAACAAACGGAAGAAACCGATTTTGATTCAGATGAACAAACGGGACTTTAATGAAAGGGTTCATCAAGATTGGAAGGATGAACTAGGACACGATGATGAAATAAACGATAGAGAACTATATGAGCAAAAGATATTTGATGGATCAAAAAGGGAAGCTGATTCCAATCAAAGTAGAAGAAAAGAAGGAAGAGAACAAAAATTTACCGAAAGGAAGTGGAGTAGGAAGTGGATCTGGTTATGTAAATCTTTCAAGAAGGGAAAGACATAAATTAGAGTTAGAGAATAAAAAAACTGAACAGGACGAAAATCTATTAAGTAAAAAAATAAAAAACTTCGAGGATATTGAAAGTTTTAGCGTCATAATTCCCGCATACAAATGTAAAAAATTCATCGAAGATTGCGTAAAATCTATAATAGAAAACCAATTTAGTGTTAAAAACTATGAAATATTGATAGGTATCGATAAATGTAGAGAAACTTACGAATTCATAAAAAATAATGAATTGATAAAATCTAATTGTAAGATTTTTTACTTCCACGAAAATGTTGGACCTTATATAATTAGGAATACACTGGCACAAAAATCGAAATATGATAATATCATTTTCTTTGATGCTGACGATATAATGATAGAAGGACAAATTGAAAAAACTCTAATCAATTTGAATTATGATGATATTGTTAGGTGGAAATTTTTTGATTTTGAAAATTCTACAGAAATATCAAGAAAAAATTATATGCATGCTCAAGGTGCTTTTGCTATTAAAAAGAAACCTTTTTTGGAGCTTAGAGGTTTTATACCATGGAAAATTTCTGCTGATTGGGAGTTTAATTTGAGATCAGAATTCTATAAAAAAACTACAAATCTTTCTGATATCCATTTCTTTCGTAGGGTTCATGAAGAAAATCTTACTAGAAGGAAAGACACAGGAATGAAGAGTCCAGAAAGAATTAGAATTAACGAAATAATAACAGAAAAAAAGCAAAAAGGAAATTTCCCTAATCCTGAAAAATTACATATTGGATTTCCTACAGAAATTGATTTCTCTTTCGATATAAACGAATACTTTGATAAAATATGGTGTCTAAATTTGGACAGAAGACCGGATAAATTCGAAAAAATATCTGAAAGATTTAATAGACTAAACATAAAAACAGAAAGATTTCCTGCTATTGACGGAAAAGATCTAAATATCGAAGATTTCGATTTAACCAAATACCAAACCGCAAATAAAAATGGAATTGTATATGAAATTGCTTGCTGTAAGAGTCATTCAGAGATAATAAAAAAATCTAAAGAATTAGGATCGAAAAGAATTATTGTTTTCGAAGATGATGTTTTATTTTCCGATGAATTTGATATTTACATACAAAGAATAAATAAAATAGAGGATTGGAAGGTTTTCTATTTAGGATCCTCCCAATATGATTGGAGAGTGGAAATGTATGAGGAGAATTTCTTTTTTGCTAAAAAAACAGATGGATTTTTTGCTTATTGTTTAGATGAATCTGTTTTTGATGAATGCATAGAGATCTTAAATAGATTTGAACAACCTGCAGACACTTCAATTACAAAAATACAAGAAAACCATTACGGTAAATGTTTTTCTTTTTATCCTTCTATATGTTGTGCTGATGTTTCAAGTTCGGATATCCGAGGAGAAAGAAATCAAACAGAACATTCAAAAAGAATGAGATGGACACTAAATTACGAATAATATGTTCAAAGTTAAAGAATATAAAGAAGAAAAAGACAATCGAGTAATATGGACAACAGCAAAAGTTGAAAAACTTCTTGTTGCAATGGAAGAAGGATATAGCACAACGGATCATCCCTTTTTCGAAGGAAATCCTGATTACAAAGCCGGTAATATCGTATTCGAATATACTGACTGGGAAATGGAAGAATTAAAGCTTTGTGCTAGGGATATTGTTCATTTTGCTAATCATTATTGTCAAGTAATGACTGATGAAGGTTATATGAAGATCAAGCTTCGTCCTTACCAAGAACGAGTTCTAAGATCATACCAAGACAATCGATGGAATATCTTCTTAGCTCCAAGACAAATCGGTAAAACTATCACATCCTCCATATTTTTGACTTGGTTTCTCTTATTCCACTTCGATAAAAACGTTCTTCTTATGTCGAATAAAGGAGCTACAACAAAAGAGATTATGGATAAAATCAAAGCTATTGTTGAAGGTCTTCCTTTCTTCCTAAAGCCCGGAGTTCTTAAGAAAGACGTTATGTCAATGATGTTTGATAACAAATGTCGAATAATTGGACAAAACACTACAAAAACTGGTGGTATTGGTTTTACTATACATCTCTTATTCTTGGATGAGTTTGCTCATATTATGGAAAGTATTAAAAGACCTTTCTATGAAAACGTTTATCCTACTCTTTCATCATCAAAAATATCGAGAGTAATTATTACAAGTACACCTAATGGGTATGATCTATTCCATGATTTATATGAAGCGGCTATAAACGGTTTGAATGAATATACTGCAATCAGAGTGGATTGGTGGGATGTTCCAGGAAGAGATGAAGCTTGGAAAGCCAGAGAAATAGCGAATCTAGGGTCAGAAGAAGCGTTTAATCAACAATATGGATGTCAATTCCTTTCATCATCTTCATTGCTACTTTCTTCAGAAGAATTACTCAAATTAAAACAGAATGAAAGGGAATTTGAATTTAGAGAAATTGATCCCCTTGATGATTTATGTATCGATTACTCAACATTGAAATGGGATCCTGAATTTGATGTTGATGAAATAGAAAATCCAGAAAACTTCTTTATGATGACAATAGATTTATCCGAAGGAGTTGGTCGAGATTTTACTGTTTTCAATATCTTCAAAATTGTAGGAATAGACAAAATAGATATGCAATCAATTAAGTCTCCTAGTTCAATTGCAGATTTTTTTGGAATAGAGCAGATTGGAATTTTTCGATCAAATTTGCACTCAATAGAAGATTCTTCTAAAATCCTTTATGCTCTTTGTGTTAATTTCTTCAATCAAGAAAATCTTCGATTGGTTATAGAATACAATACTTATGGATCTGACCTGATTAAAAATCTAGTTACACTCTATCCTGCTTCTAATGATTTCGATGAGGAAACTATCGTAAGATACTATCATCGAATAGGAGCAAAAACAAAGAATTTTGGGTTACGTATCCAAAAAGATTCAAAGAAACTTTATTGCGAAAAAGCAAAAAAACTAATATCCGAAGGGAGAATAAAAATCAAAGAGAAAAAATCTATACAAGAGGCAGAACTTTTTTCAAGAAATCCAAATGGAAGCTATTCAGCTCAAGCCGGCAATGATGATATTATGATGACTGTAGTTAACAGTTCCTCATTTTTTGATACTCTCGATTTTATGGAAATTATCGAGGAGTATTATGACTTTTTAGATCGAGAAAGGCAGAAAGAAATGGAAGACATATTGGATTTTGATGAAAAGGGGGATGATTCTATCTTCGATTTCTTCTAAAACATTTTATTTGAACTGAGATATATACAGTAAAAAAATAGTATATTAAAATGGCACTTTCACCAAGTTTACAACAATTCAAATCTTCAGGTGTTTATCGTCTAGAGTTTGACAAGAGCCAAATTATCAATATCCCTGCTGAGACTATTCGTCTTGTCATTGGATTTTCAAAGAAAGGACCTTTCAATACTCCTGTCTTTGTTCAAGATTCAACGTTCTTTAGAACGGTTTTTGGAGATATTGATTCTACTCTAGAGAGAAAAGGATCATTCTTCCATAGAACGGTTCTAACATGTCTTAACAGAGGTCCTGTTATTGTTTTGAATTTACTTAAATTGACAGATGCTGATACAAGTCAATTCCAGACTGTTTCTACTTCTGCTACAATGTTAAATAATTCTCCTATAACTGCTCCTGTTAAAGAATACTTTAACACCGACAAATTTTGGTTTACCGATCCACGTACTCTAGTTGAGTATGCAAATCAGCAACAGCCTGGAAATGACGGGAACCAAGGAGAAAAAAAGCTTCTTAATTTAGCAAACGTAGGAAGAAAAACTTTATCGGTTGTTACAAAAAAATCGGAAGTATTAGGATTCGATATTCTTGCTAAGGATTGGTTCCAAGTTGGACAAATTCCTGAGTATATGAATGAAAATGACTATATTAGTGATTATATGATTGACTTGATCGTTATCGAAGGAGATTTTTCTAACTATCAAGCACTATCTATTGATCCAATTTTTGGACCTTATTTTACAACAACAGGTCTTAAAAAGACTTATGTTGATCAATTTGGATTCGAAAGAGATGGTTTAACTTCTTTCCTTGCATTAGATAATGTTAATGTATTAGGAGTTTACACTGGTGCTCTTGCTCCAGAATTCCAATCAAAAAATGGTGAAAACTTATACATTCAAGACTTAGTTAACCTTGAAACTTCTAAAACAGGTCTTCTTTTAGGATTCGATAATGAATTCCTTGATGATGAACCTCTTAAGGTTTCAGGAGATTTTGTTGATCTTATAGGTCATACAATTGAATCTGAATCACCTACAGTAATTGACTTCTTGTCTTATTATGGACCAGTTGCTGAAAGCTTAACTTATGCAAACGAAAGTGGTGTAAGTACATTTGTTATTGCAGCTACTGCGGGTCAAACAGGTGCTAATGTTTTAGTACAAAAATCAACTGCTCTAACAACCGGAGCTACAGCGGTTCAACCGGAATTCTTTGATACAATGGTTATCTATGGTCCTTCTGCTACAGCTGTAACTAACGGAGATTTCTCTTCTGCTTTTGCAACTTATGCGGATTTCGCAGCATTTGCATCTACAGTTCAAAATGGTAATGTTTTTGTTCAAGCACAAGCAAATTACTCTACTTCGACTGTTAACTATACAAAAGTAATCGATGTTAATGCTAACTTTGGAGATCAAATTTTAACAATTAAAACATCATTGACTGTGGGAGCCGGAGTTACAGGTCCTACTTCTGCTTCTGTAAGTTATCTTACAATTGCTAATGGAGCTTCAGCTGTTACTCCATCTGGAGGAACTGCTAATGTTTATGTTAATCTTGTAGATCAAATGACAAGTAACGGAACTGATATTTATGCTCTTGCTAATTCGACACTTTATCAATCTAATTTGAATGGTATTGTAATTGATGGTGATAGAGTATTACTCGGAGCAACAGCTTATGGATGGGCTACTTTTGACAGATTAGATACTAATTTAATTGGTACTCTTCCTTCATTAGGATTTAATCCAGGTCCTTCACCGGTACTTTCACATTCAGTTAATTACATAACTGTTAATGCATGGTTAAATGAAGATTTTACTGGTGCTACTTCAATCGGATTTACAGCAGGTAATTACACATTTACTTCACTAGTTGGAAGTATTAACGAATCTCTTCCTTTATGGAATGGTGTTACATATACAAATCCAACAACAACAGTTTGGTTAGATAACAGTGCTTCAGGACCTTTCGGTCTCGGTGGATTTACAGGAAAAATCAAAAAAGGACAATTCCTAGTAATGAATCATGGTGGAACAGGAACTCCTACCACAATTGATCCAAATACTGGAAAATCGAGATTGACTAAGATTATTTCTGTTCAAGAAGTAAGCAATCCACTTGATGTTAATTACCAAAAAATTAAAGTAACTACAAATCAACCAATCTTCATTACAGCAAGTAATGAAATTGAAAGATATAAATCAGTAGAAAACTTTGCTACTCATTATAGATTCCATACACTTTCTGGATATACATTGACTGCTGATATGATGCCAAACGGTACTCTTGATCGTCAAAATGAAATCCTTGATGTAATGTATGATACAGGAATTTACAATGCATTGATTGACAGAGAGGTAATTACTTATCGATATATTGTTGATACATTTGAAGGTGGAATTGAGCCTGCTTCTAAAGTTCGTCTTTCTAGACTTGCAAAAGCTCAACAATCTTCATTAGCTATCTTGAATATGCCTTCTGTTAAACAATTCAGAGACAGCACAAATCCTTTATTCAAATTTGATTCTACATCATCTTTTGAAGCAAGATATATTGCTGACGGAGGAAACTTAGATCTTAACCCATCTAATATATTCTCCCTTCCTGGAATCGCTGATGGAGCTAACTACTGTGCATTCTACGGTCCAAACTTGAACATCAGAGAAAATGGTACTAACAAATCAATTCCTCCTGCTGCTCATATTTCTAATTTGTATATCGATAAATACAATTTGGCTCTTCCATATTCAATTGTTGCTGGTCCTCGTAGAGGAGTTGTAACAGGTGAAGGTCTTGTTGGAGTTGAATATGCATTTGATCGTACAGACTTAGATGCAATTGAACCATTTGGATATAATGCAATTCTTAACAAACGAGGATTCGGACTTGTAATCAATGCTAACCAAACAGCACAACAAACTGTTAAGTCAGCACTTTCACAAATCCACGTTCGTGAGTTATTAATTTATATTCAAGACGGAATCGAAGCTATTCTTAAAAATTACCGTTGGGAATTCAATACTGCTCAAAATCGTTTAGAAATTAAAACTTTGGCAGATAACTTCTTAACTCAGATTCTTTCTGATGGTGGAGTTTATGATTTCCAAAACGTAATGGATAGCTCAAATAATACTCCTGAAATTATTGATTCTAATATCGGTATCCTTGATACTTATGTTGAACCAGTAAGAGGTATGGGAATCTTGATTCACAGAACTACAATTCTAAGAACAGGAGCTATCGCTACAGGAAACTTCATTTAATAAACTAATTCAATAAGAGGAGATCTTCGGATCTCCTCGATTGATCTTAGATAAATAAAAAAATAAAACTATGAAACTTACAAGAGAACAAGTACTAGGAATTGTACGACACACTTTGACTTTCGTTGGTGGTATCGTAATTGCAAAAGGTATTGCAGACGAAGCCGTTGTTACGGAAATCGTTGGTGGTGTTGTTGCATTAGTTGGTGCTATTTGGTCAATAGTAACTAAAAACAAATAAATAAAAACATGGCAGGTTTATCACATTTCTTAAACAGTAAGGCGGCTACTAAATACTACGAACCGTTTTACCAAAACTTATTCGAGGTAACGATATTACCACCAGCTTCTGTTTCAGGTGGTGAACTACTTATTGAGCATGTTAACAAAATAGGTGGTTTAGTTCAAGATAAAGGTTCAGAAGTTGTTGAACAAAAATACAAATGGGCAACTCGTTCATATGCATCTGGTGTTCCTACTGGTACAACAGTTGATTTGACAATTGATTTCTCATTAAACTTGAATGATGCTAACGAACTTTATGTTTACAAAACAATTCGTGATTGGTTCCGTATTGTATGGAATCCACTTACAGGTGAACAAGGTTTGAAAAAAGATTATGTTGGAACAATTATTGTTACTAACTTTAATCGTAAAGGAGACATTTTCTGGCAAAGAACATTCCACGATGTAATACCAAAAGGTGATCTTGCTGAATTAGCTCTTGACTACGGTGGTGGTGAAAAGGTTGATATGGCTGGTGTTGCTTGGAGAGCTGACTGGTGGGAAGAAAACATCGTTTAATTATGTAGCCCTGAGTTCGGGAAAATTAGGACTCACACTATACAAAGAAGCAGAGGAGTTCGAAAGGACTCCTTTTTTCTATTGACTGAGATAAATA